ATGTTCAAGAACGCATTTGCAAACCTGCAAAAAGTAGGTAAGTCGCTAATGCTGCCGGTATCCGTATTGCCTATCGCAGGTATCCTGCTGGGCGTCGGTTCCGCCAACTTTAGCTGGCTACCGGCGGTAGTCTCACACGTGATGGCGGAAGCCGGCGGTTCCGTTTTCGCCAACATGCCGCTGATTTTTGCCATCGGTGTTGCCCTGGGCTTCACCAATAACGACGGTGTCTCCGCGTTAGCTGCAGTAGTGGCTTACGGCATCATGGTGAAAACCATGGCGGTGGTTGCACCGCTGGTGCTGCACCTGCCGGCTGAAGAAATTGCGGCCAAACACCTGGCGGATACCGGTGTGCTCGGGGGGATTATCTCCGGCTCCATCGCTGCCTATATGTTTAACCGATTCTTCCGCATTCAGTTGCCGGAATATCTGGGCTTCTTTGCCGGTAAGCGCTTTGTGCCGATTATCTCCGGCCTGGCGGCAATCGTTCTGGGCGTAGTGCTTTCCTTTATCTGGCCTCCAATCGGTACGGCTATCCAGACCTTCTCCCAGTGGGCGGCTTATCAGAACCCGGTAGTGGCGTTTGGTATCTACGGCGTGGTTGAACGTGCGCTGGTGCCGTTCGGTCTGCACCATATCTGGAACGTGCCGTTCCAAATGCAGATTGGTGAATACACCAACGCAGCGGGTCAGGTGTTCCACGGCGATATTCCACGTTATATGGCGGGTGACCCAACTGCGGGTAAACTGTCCGGTGGCTTCCTGTTCAAAATGTACGGTCTGCCTGCTGCGGCGATTGCCATCTGGCACTCAGCCAAGCCGGAAAACCGCGCTAAAGTCGGCGGTATCATGATCTCCGCTGCGCTGACCTCGTTCCTGACCGGTATCACCGAGCCGATCGAGTTCTCCTTCATGTTCGTTGCGCCGATCCTGTACGCAATCCATGCCATCCTGGCTGGCCTGGCGTTCCCGATCTGTATCCTGTTGGGGATGCGTGACGGCACCAGCTTCTCACACGGTCTGATCGACTTTATCGTCCTGAGCGGCAACAGCAGCAAAATCTGGCTGTTCCCAATCGTCGGTATCATCTACGGTCTGGTGTACTACACCATCTTCCGCGTGCTGATTGCCAAGCTGGATCTGAAAACCCCAGGTCGTGAAGACACGGTTTCTGAGCAGGTTGCACAGGGCGGTTCTGAAATGTCTGCGGCGCTGGTTCAGGCCTTTGGCGGTAAAGACAACATCACCAACCTGGATGCCTGCATCACCCGTCTGCGCGTTAGCGTGGCGGACGTGAGCAAGGTTGACCAGGCTGGCCTGAAAAAACTGGGTGCTGCCGGCGTCGTTGTCGCAGGCTCGGGCGTTCAGGCTATCTTTGGTACCAAATCTGACAACCTGAAAACGGATATGGACGAATACATCCGTAATCATTAATTCAGGCAGGGGAGTTTTGAGGGAGGCGAAAGCCTCCCTTTTTTATTTGTTTTTTCATTGATTTATAAGAGTTTTTTATTTTTATTGTCCACATTAAGACCCAAGGTGAACGATAAAGCACAACTGCCCACATCTGCGGGCAGCCTGATTAGCCAAAGATCAATGAGGTTTGTCCGCTGCTTTTGGGGTGAGGCTGGACGGGATCCACGGTTTGCGGTTGGGAAATCATTCGGGTAAAGGTTTCATGACTCACAAATGTGCCCCCACAATTGATATTGGTGCACTGGTTGTAACGTTCTTTGGTGGTTGAGGTGATATAGCTCGATGATCGGGTGTGCGCGGCCTGGCCGCAAAGTGGACAATGCATCATGGCGGGATCCTCCGAGATGCCCTGACTATGGTCAGTGTTGCTAATAATTATCCACAATTATTGCTGTTTTGCATTACTCCATTTCCAAATCGTCAATCTTGACCTCCAAATCGAGGGCGGTGGTAAAACCGCTGTTGCTCAATGAATGCGTCACTTTAACCAATGTCCAGTTGGCCTCATCAATCTCCTTTTTGAAACCTGAAACTGTGACCGGCGCTTCCGGGTAAATGTCTGCGCGCCCGTGCGCAAGCTGAATAGAGAAGGTGGCAACGCCACGCTGAATACGTTCCCAGTTCGCTTTTGCCGCTCGCTGCGCATTAAATTTCGATGCGTAGGTGTGACGCAGTACCAACACATTTTCATCAGTGCCGATCAGGTATTCCCCCTGTTTTTTATCGGCAACGGCAGGTTTCTTAACCCGACGGCGTTTAACCTTCACCTGTTCGCTTTTTGCCGTGCGGGTATTGAGCCAGTTGGCCACCATGCCGGTATAGGCTCCCCGGTCGGTTAGCGTGAATTGATGACTATCACCTGACTGACGGTTAATAACGATTGCCGGGATCGGTTTTCCTCCGGCGGTCATATTTTGGCCCTGTTTGAAAAACAGCAGATTGCCATTTTTTATGGCTGCCACCGCGCCATTCTCTTTCGCCAGGCGGGTGATAAAACTGCCGTCCGACTCGGTGGTTTGGTCGATATGTCCGATCTGAATGTCTGCCACATTCTTGTTGATGACTGCGGCCAACTTATTACGGCTGGCAATGGTTCTGACAATAACCCCAATGGTTTTTTTATGGTAAGAGGCATCACGCTGTACGTTCAAGGTTTGCCGAAAATCGGCACTGCGGGCGGTTATGGTCAAAACGTCAGGCGCACCGGCATGCCCAATTTCATCAACGACAAACGTCCCTTTATCGATCACCCCGGTATCTTTCCAGCCAAGTGCAACAGCCAGGCTGACGCCACGGCGGGGCAGCTTTAAATTGCCTTCGCTATCGTCCAGTTCAATATTGATCTGGTCAGCCTCGAAACCCCGGTTATCAGTAAGCGTCAGGCTGATTAATTTCTCTCTTACCTTTCCGGTGATATCGACCCCCTCAATTGTAAGCGAGTAAGCCGGGGTATTATCGCCGCCGAGTTTGTCCAACGTATCGATCAGGCTCATGACAGGAACCCGCCGACGGTATCGGAAACTTGCCCGGCCAGGTCTTCAAACTGCTGAGACAAATCGCCGAACATGTCTTTTAACCCTTCATCCGTGCGCTTAAGCGTGATGGTGAATTCAATGCGGCGGGCGGAGCCATCAGCAAAGAATAGGGTTTTGGTGCGGCTCAGGCTCTCAATCACAAACATGCCATGTATTGCGCCGCTCCCCTCAATCAATGACCAGGCTTTGCCGGTCTCGGCCATTAATTGGATAGCCATCAGGGAAACCCGGCCCCCGGTTAATGCCGGCAGCAAAACGCCGCTCAGCGTGATGGTTTCATCATCCGGCCCCAGGAACTGGCTTTGTGGGCGAAGCCCGACGCGGCTATTGGTCGGATGACGCCACGCCATCTGGTGTTGAAACTCCTGGTATGGAACGGTTTGCAACATGAATACAAACATGCCTAGTGCCATCATCATAATGATCGTCCTCACTCGATATCGTTAAAACTGCTGTTCGCTCTGGATCTTGCCTGCCGTTCCCGTGCATCCAGTTGCCGCGCGACTTCCCGCGCAATGTCCTGTGGGGTGTGGTGGGCCTGAGCGATAATCTGAATAGGGGCGTGAATGTCGATGTAAGTAGCACTGCCCTGGTGATGTGATGTCGTGGCCCCTCGCGGGTACTGGCTCCCCGGCAGGCTGTAGGGATGCAAGGGGGCGTTGGTAGCGGTAGCGGGGCCACCCATAAATAACGCGGCCACTGCCGCCATGGCGGCGGTATTCTTGCGACTGGTGACATTAGCCGGCCCGTTGACAATTTCCGGGCCATATTCGCCCACCACGCCAAATTTCCCCAGCGGGATCCTGCCACCGCCGTCGTGTTCACCGGTGTAGCGGTGGCGTATTGCCGCTACTGAGTTGCCTTGTGGGCCGGGCGTCAATACCACACCAGCTCGGCGGGCCGCATCGGCAACGGCGGGGTTCGTCTGCGCTAAGATGCGCGTTTTTTCTGACTTGGTTTTAACTTCATCCAGTTTGCCCAGCACCCATTTAATTGATTCTATGAGTAGTTTCAGCGGGGTAAGGGCTAATTCAATGCCGGCCGCCAGAAACTCACCGAACTTTTTCCCCGCTGATGCCGCGCTATCCAAATCTTTTTTGGTCGACTTTACCGGCGTTAGAAGATCGGTAAACCAACCCCACAAGGCTTTAACTTTGTCACCAATCCAGGTGAATACCGGCATTAGTGGTGCGAAAGCGTCTTTAATGGGGGCTGCCGCAGTTTTAAACCCATCAACCACGCCGCCCAGGAAAGCTTTGATGGGTTTCCAATATTTGTAAATCAGCAGGCCCGCGCCGACGACAGCGGCAGTGATCAGCCCAAGCGGGCTAACCAAAATGCCGAACATGCTCCCCAGTCCGCCCAGGGCAAAACGAAGGAAGCGCAGTGGGGATTTTGCCAGCCAGGCAAACACGCGGCCAATCCCCTTAATCCCTTTGGTTGCCGTCTGTAGCGGCGAAGATGCAAAAGACACGACAGCGCGGCCAGCACCGCCAAGAAGCTGTTTGGAAAAGGTCAGTGCATTTTTACCCGCATCCAGAAGTTTTTTGCTAAAGCCAACAACCTGTTTTTTAGTGATCGGGGTGGTGCTGGCGAATTTCAGCATGCTGAGTGACAGGTTGGGCAGCAGTCGGATCCCGAGCTTGCGCGTACTGAATCGGAGCAGAGCGAACGGCCCCAGCAAGCCGACAACGGCAATGGCCAGCGTACCGACAACGGTGGTTAAAATGGCAGCGGCTGCGCCAATTTTGACGATGGCGGCGCTGACTTTCGGATGCTCTTTCAGGAATTCCGCGACACCGTGTAAAAAGTTGCTGATACCTTCTGCTGTTTTACGCAGCCAGCCGTCATTTTTCTCAAATAATTCAACACTGATATTTTCCAGAGCGGCAAGTAACAGCGTCATGTCACCCTTCAAGTTATCCAGCATGGTACTGGAAACCCGCCGGGCCTCCCCGTCATACTCACCCGGCGCGCCACGCATCTGTTGCAGCTTGCCGTCCGACGCTGCCCGCATCAGTTCACCAAATCCGGTGACCGCATACATGCCGGCAATGTCTTTAAAAATCTTGCCGCGATCGACGTTGCCCATTTTTGACGTTTTTTTGTCGATATCCTGGAGAATATCGACCAAATCACGCATGTTGCCGTCTTTATCTTTAGTTGTTACGCCCAGCTTTTTCACCGTGGCGCTGTTACCGATACGGCTCAGAATGGCTCGCATCGCTGTACCCGCCTGGCTCCCCTGAATACCGGCATTACCCATAATGGCCGTGGCGGCGGATACGGTTTCCAGGCTTTGCCCGTACTCACGCCCGACACCGGCGGAATATTTCAGTGATTCACCGAGCATGGGGATATCCACGTTATTCCGGGTAAACAGGGCGGTTAGCACGTCGGCTACCCTGTCCATTTTATCCGCAGGGATCCCCATGGCCGTTTGGATGTTTGACGCAATATCTGCCGTGGTACCAAGGTCGATGTCACCGGCAGCGGCCAGATTCAACATCCCCGGCATCGCTTTGATAACTTGCTGGGGTGAATAGCCGGTTCTGCCAAGGAAATATTGCCCCTCGGCCACCTGGAGGTCGGTGAATTTTGACGATAGCGGCAAGGTTCGCGCCTGGTGCCGCAAAGACTGCATTTGCGGATCGGCTTTGGTTGGGATGCGGGTCACTGCCTGGGTTTTACTCATCATCGCATCGAAGTCATAGCCCACATGCAGGGCGTCAACCAGCCCACGGCCCATGGCGCGCCCGGTGGCCATTGACGTATAACCCACCCCGGCGGCCATCACTTTGCGCTGATTGCTTTCATCAAACTGATGGCGCGCGGCATTAAGCCGCTTTTGTTGCCGGGCCTGTTGGTCTAATCGTTTCTGTTGCGCGGACAATGCGCCCGTTACCCCGGTGATGTTAGACCGCAGTGAACGCTGAGCCTCACCCAATCGATTTGTCGCTACGCCGCTGTTTTGCAGGGCGGTGCGCTGGTTTTGCAGTGAAAGACGCAGATCTGCGAATTTCTGTTGAAGTTTGGCCGCTTCTTCCCTGGCTTTCTGAAATTGGCGGGCCTGCTTGGCGGTCGGGCCGTCCGTGGATTTCAATGCTACAGCCAGAGCGCGCGCTTTTTCACGGGCCGTGCTTAGTGCTTGTGCGGCGGCAGCAACCTGGGTCTTTGTCTTGCGGAAGCCGTCAATTTTTCCGGCCTGAGTATCAAGCTGTTTTAACTGGTCTTTTGTGGCTTTAACCGACGCGGCCAGCGCTTTATTGCTGGCCTGCATGGATTTGAACGGGCGGGTGATCTTATCGACCGCACTCAGTAAAACCTGCAACCGGAGGTTTTTGTCACTCATCACTTGCCCCGCTGCGGATAATGGCTTTGTGCCGCCATTCCAACAGCTCGGCCAGCGGCATCAGGTCGGTAACGGTTGGCGGCCAGTGGAAGACGGCGGCGATGTCCGCCGTCAGGTCTTCAACGGTTAGCTGTTCAGGAAATCGGATCTGACCGAACTCGGTAAGAAAAAAAGTGCCAGCGCTTGAGACAACTGATACAGGTCTGCCGGATCCAGACTGGCCACTTCGTTAGCCGTCAGGGTCGGGGAAGTGATACGCGGCAACACGGTGATCAGTGAATTGACGTCAGTTTCAATCAGCTCCTGCAAACGGGTACCACGCAGCGCGCCGGCGTTTGGCTTGTTGACGGTCACTTCGGTGATTTTTGTGGTGCCGCGCAGGACAGGAACGTCCAGGATCACCGGTTTGTTCAGCAATTCGGTAACGGTATTGCTCTGACCATCATCAATTTCAGTGCTTACCGTTTTATCGTTTTTCATTGTTTAACCTTCATTTTATTTGGTTTACCGACCCCAGAGCGGGGCCATGGAACATCAATGCATGAAAGCAGGGCGGTTACAGACCGATAGCGCGGCGGTGTTCCGCCAGGCGGTCAACGCCATCAACGATTTCGATCATGTTCACCACGTCGATTTCAAGCAGGACAGCGCCGTCCATTGTCAGTTTGTAATAGGTGTTTTTGGCGCTGAGTTTGGTTTGCGTGTTGTCGCCCTGTTTGTAGTTACCGAAGTCAAACTCGGAAAAACGACCACGCATGACCACTTCCACGGCGACAATTTCGCCGGTGTCATCGCGCTGGAAAGAGCCAACAAAACGCAGCAGTACCCCATCAACCTTGGCGATCCCCCACTGCTTATAAAGCTGGGCCTCAATACCGCCCAGGGTGATTTCTGCGTCCAGCGCACTATCATCGATCCCCAGATCAACGCCGGCGCTGCCGTTCATGCCGCCGCCGCGATACTGCTCAAGCTTTCGCGTCAGCTTCGGCAGGGTGATTTCTTCAACGACGCCCTGATAGTTGTTGGCGTCGTTGAACAAGTTCAGGAATTTCAGTTTGCGTGGTAAGGCCATCGCGTCCCCCTTAGCTGTTCACGTTCTGAGTAAAATTCATCAGATATTGGTCGGTGATACGCTGGCGCAGCAGCAGATTTTCAAGCGGCGGCACGGGCGTGTAGTTGTAGTCCAGCACCAACTTGCCCGCCTTAAGCGTGTCCTTATCGTTGGCCGCATCATCCATCCAGCAATCGCCGTCGATAATGTAACCACCGGTTTTCAGTTCGCGGAATTTGGCCTTGATGCCTTCGATAATGTCTTTGGCAAGGGAAGGGTACATTGGCTGATCAACTGCCCACATTTGCGCCTCGGCCATGGTGTCGGCCAGCACCTGCGCGGTGCGGGTGTAGTTCTCAAACTGGAACAGCGGATCGTCCGAGCAGGTGCGGGAACCCCAGAAACGGAATCCGTCTTTGCGGATCAGCGTGGTGACGTCGTTTTGGTTCAGCAGATTGGCGTCGGTGGCCGTATCCTGCAAATCCCAATACACGTCGGCGCTAATCCCGGTCACGCCATTGACGCCGACGTTTGACAGGGTTTTGTGCCAGCCGGTTTGCTCATCAATCTTGGCACGTAAGCCCAGCGCGCGGGCCGTAGCGTAGGCGGTTGCTGATGCGTTGGTCACGCTATCCCAGCTCAGGAAGTCTGGCCAAATCAGCATGGCCTCACGCTGACTGAAATTTTTACGGTAGTCGATGGCTTCCGCCACGGTTTTGCAGCCGTGGGCGGACAGGTAAGCGAAGCCGCGCAGGCTCTGCGCGATAGCCAGCAATTCTGAGGCCACGGCCTCATTATCATGACCGGGTACGCCCAGAATGCGGGGTTTTACACCAAGCTGGCTTTGCGCGGCCAGCAGGGCTTTCATGCCGGTTTTTTTGCCTTCGGTGGTTACGCCGCCGATGATGTTGGTGGTGGTTTCCGCCTCGGTGTCTCCCTGAGCAACACGAACAACCACGGTAATGGGCTTTGTCTGGTCGCCGATGGCGTCCAGCGAGCGGGCCAGGGTGCCGGATTCGCCGGCTTTACCGCTGGCGGTCAATACGTCGGTGAGCAATACGGGCGTGTTTAACGGGAATGTTTTCGCGTCGGCGTCATCACCGGTACAGACCAGCCCAACAATGGCCGTGCTGACGGTGGTAATGGTGCGGGTGCCTTCATTGATTTCCTGCACGCGCACGCCGTGGTGATAGTCTTGAGCCATTAGGTGGATCTCCTGTAACGGTGTTCCCCTATGGTGTCTGCGGCGGGCGGTTAACGCATGTGATGGGCTTTGTGTGAGGGATGGCACAAGGCGCGCGTGATCAATAAGGCGGTGAGGGAAACATAGGAGAGCAGCACGATCGTTTTAGCCGATCAATCCAGGCGCATTGATCTACACAACCAATTGGACGGATTTTAATCAGATGGGTTACTGTCACTGGACAAGACGCGGCAACATCAGGGAAAGAACGCGCGACAGAGAACAGCCCGCAACCTATGTTACGGGCTGTTTTTTATGCTTCGGGTACTGCGGGCCACGTAATATCCGGTGCGGCCGAAACGTCAATACGCGACAACAGCACACGGTATTTGCGCCATTCTGCATACCGTTTCACCTCTTCATCGGTAGCTATCTCCAACTCTGCCGCATCTTGCAACGGGGCAATAATCACCGTCGCTTCCGCCAATAAATTTTGCCGTTGGCTTTCTGCCTCTGCAATGACTGCCTCTTTTGTCACTGGTGGAATGTTGCCCCATGCGGGGTGGCCATCAGCCCCGGCTTCGCGATATTTTCCCACTGGAGGCGGATTGATAAAGTATTCCATAAACACGGCATCCGTGATTTCAACCAAATCCTCCGGCAACGTTCCGGCAGTCTTATAGGCAGGCATGAGCGTTTGCGGATAGGCAACATTTTGTGATGGTGAATAGTAGGTAGTCATATTAGTTCCCTATAGCATACCAGTGAATTGTCGGTGTATAGCCCAATACGCGAGATGTTACAGACACACAGGCCTGAGTTCTGGAGCCTGCTATCCCATCGGGGCCGGCACTCATATTGGGACGAACAAACGTATTAAACTCACTTGTTTGGCTTTCAAAAGTCGAACCGGCCAGATTAATAAAATTGATGAGCGCGACGTTAGGAAAAGCAATGTGATAAAACGGCTTTGAGAAATGCGTATACCACGTAGTTCCGCCTACAGATTCCGCGTTATGATTCCCTACTGGCGGCAGCGTCCACATCCCCCATTGAATGACGATCCCGGACGGTAGATATTGAATACCGTTCCCCTCTTTCAAGCCCTGAAAAAATGACATATCGGGCAGTTGAGCATCACCATTTCCCACGCCGCGCTTTGCTGCCGACTTCAGTCCCAGATTATTAAAAAACTCATCGATATCGAGAATGTCAGCGCCATTTTGGTCTTTTGCCAAGCCGCCTTTTGCAAGGTCATAAGCCGCCTTTACGGCTTTCGGTGTTGCTGCCAGCGTCTCGTTGTTACTGTCGGTGGCACTGCTCAATTGCACGAAGCCTTTTTCTTTCAGCGTGCCGTTCGGGTGATTGCGCGATTTTGCATGCTGGCCGATTTGTTCATCAACATACTGCCGCGTTGCCAACACCACGGCCGGGTCAATCTTAAGCGTCACTGCCTCGGTGCTGGAGACAATCAGCACCATGCGAATGGTTTGCGTGCGGCCGCTGCCCTCTTGTAATTGCGGCTTGTAGGTCTCCGGGCAATTGGCGACCGCAATCAGCGTGCCATCAGTAGAAAACAGACCAATCTCTCGAATCCACCAACCGCCCTCATTTTCCGGGATGATTTGCTCGGCGATAATCTGGCTGTCATTACCGGGGTCAATGGTCAACAGATTGATGGCCGCGCGACGCTTTTCCCCCTTAAGTGCCGTTTGCGCCGCGTCAGGCGTCGGCAGGACGCCACCGCCGTCCCCGACGGCGATATGCGTCAGGTCAACGCGGGTGCCGAGTGCGGTCGCATTTGCCAGGGCTGCCGCACCCTGATTGGTCAGAATGGCAAAGAATTTTGCTGTCATGCGCTTACTCTCAGGTTATCGATAAGATGAATTGCCGCACCGCAATAGCCGGTGCCGCCGACAGAAATGGTTTCGGGTAAATAGGGGTAAACGGTCAGGGCATCACCGCTGTAACTGGCTGCCCCCACATAGTCGGCACCAACACTTGAGAGGCTAATTGCAAGGCCGACAAGGTGCCGACTGGCGGGTTTGGCGTCAGCTATCATGCGCTCCAGCTCCCGATACATCTCATCGGTGATGCCGGTTTCCAGTACGCCGACAACCAGCCGAAACGTGCCTGGAGTTTCATTAAGTTGCCACCACTCGCGCACCTCAATCAGATAACCCAGCGGCTCAACGACGCGACGCAGTGCGCTGATGGTGCCTTTATGCCGGTGAACAAAATGCGCACTTTCGACAACGCTGCGTTTTGTTGCCTCCGGCCAGCGTTCATCCCATCGGTCGACAGAAAACGCCCACGCCAGATACGGCAACAGATTGAGCGGGCAGGTTTGCGGGTTCCAGAGCTGGCGCAGCGGTACCGGCACCCGTGCAAATTCAGCGCAGGCCGTGGCCGCCGCCACTTCTAACGGTGACGACCCGACCGGCAGCAGGCGGCCATCACTCATCGGATCCCCCTACAGTCAGTTGGTAGCGTGAACAACTTGACGCCTGCGTCTCGTCTAAAACGATGTCGGCAACCGGGCTTTTCAGTTCCACCCGCTGCACGCCTTCCACATGCAGCGCGGCATAGATGGCCGACAGACGGATATCCCGGCCAAGGCGATGCTGCGTGCTGATATAGGCTTTTAGCCTTTGCTCAGAGGCCTGCCGAACAGGCTCAGCCTCCGGCCCCGGAAACAGGTAGAGCACGGCCTCAATCACATAGGGAACGATTGCCGCCGACTGTACTGTCACCCTGTCAGCCACCGGCCGCACATCCTCGGCATTGAGTGCCGCCGCGACAAGCGCAATCAGCTCCGGGCTGGCCGTGCCGTCACCCTCGCGAGACAACACAGACACGGTGACGCTTGCCGGTGTTGGGCTGGTGACAGACACGTCGGCGACACGGCCGTCAGCACTGCGACCATGGAACTGATACGCGCCGACCGACCCGGCCACACTCAGCCCTTCAAAGGCCTGCTGGATACGCACGCGGAAATCGCTGTCACTTTCCATAACGGCGGCCACGGGGGGCAATGTGCTGTCATCGGCCGGGGTAATCACCAGCCGGGCAACGTTATAATTGCCGCCGAGCTGGTCGAGATCACTGCCTGCGGCATACCCCAGCATGACCGCCTGCGCCGCCTCATTAACCCGCTGGCGTAGTAGCACCTCACGGTACGCGTTCTCTTGCAGCAGTTTGACGATGGGTTCCGACTCAAATTGCAGCGTTCGCCGGATGCTCTCTTGCTTATCTTCGGGGAACAGGGAGATAAACCAGGCTTTTCGCTCAGAAAATATCGACTCGAAATCAAGCGGTTCAATAACGCTTGGTGCCGGTAGTTGGCTCAAATCAATGGTGGCCATTATTGCCCCCTGACAGGTAAGGAAAACTGGATACGTCCGGCGGTGTCCGTCCGGTTGCCGACCAAATCAACCACCATTTCCCCGTCAACGCTGGAAGCGAGATTGATCGCAGTGAGGGAAATGCGGTTTTCCCAGCGCAGAACCGCGCCATAAATGGCGGCCATCATCTGGAGTTTCAGCGCGGGGTTTTGTGGCTGGTCAATCAGGGTCGATAGTTGCGAACCGTAGTCACGGCGCATGACACGACTGCCGACGGGGGTGATCAAAATATCGCTGACCGACTGGCGGATGTGTTCGATCTCGCTGATAGCCTGGCCATCGTTACGGTTCATGCCGAGATACATCATGATGCTGGCCCCCCGGTGTTACCGCCGCCGTTTTGCACGTTGCCGTGATAATGGATGTGGATGATCACGCCGTTGGAATTAAAGCTGCCGCCGGTGTGGGTGATATTTCCGTACATTTCGCCGCCGTATTTGAGCAGCAGTGAACCGGCAATCAATTTATTGGTGCATTCCACCACGGGCGCATCCAAAGTGATCATCTGGCTGGCTGTCACCACCACGACGTTGGCGGTGGCGCTAATTTTTTCAGATGCCTGAATATCGGCCTGTTTCATGCCCTTTGCCGTCAGCGTGCCGTTTTCAGGCTCGTACTCAATGACCGCGCCATCGGGAAAATCCAGACGAACAGCATCGGGTGATGATGAGGCGGCAGGGTACTGATCCGAAAAGACTCCCGGCAGAACAAAGCCCGTGGTCAGTTCACCGAAGATGCTCAGTACGACCACCTGTTCGCCAACCGACGGGGCAGACCAAAAGCGCACGCGCCCGGCGCGTAGCGTCAACCAGTTCAGCCAGTCGGTTTCATTTTTCCCGATCTTCACGCGGCACAGGCCTTTGGCCGTATCCACTTCGGAGACGGTGCCAATGCGCACAATGTTGGCCAGGAGGCGTTTTAGTTCGGCGATAGATGCTTTCATGCTGCCAGTGTGCCGCGTGCGGGCGCGGGGGGCATTTTGTGTGCCTTGTGCCAGCGATGGCACAAGGCGGTGGCGTGGTCAGTAAGGCGGGGTGATTATTTGGCGATGTGCGTCAACGCCAGATCCTTAATCCATTCAATATCGGCATCGGTGAAGCCCAATAACTGCCGGCGCGCATAGCGCACGGTGGGGCCGTCTGGGCTGACCTTATCCCGCAAGCCGTAATGGTGGACTGCGGATAAATGGGTCACACCGGCGGCAAACGTCACGGCGGCTTCATCGGTGTTGGATTCGGTTTTCATAAAGCGTGCTGTGCGCAGTCGGGTAAACATCTTGCGGCGGATGCGCCCGTGCTTATCTTGCCGCTTGTTTTTGCGCGGTATGTACGGTGAACCGTCCGGGTTCTTCTGTTCCTGGATGTGTTTTTGCTGGTGCTGGCGCAGCTCTTTGGCCACCTGGCGGGTAAATACCTGGCGCGATTGCGGGGAAAGCTGCTGGAGCAATACGGACAGCGTTTCGTCCAGTGCCTGAAAGTCGTTTAAGCTGCCCATTCTGCCACCTTGTGGCCTTCCATCCAGACCTCATAACTACTGAGATCGCTCGGCGGCGGTGGTGGTTCATCCACATGCCTGACGTTCAGCTTGCCGTTGTCCTCGCTGACGATCACGCGTTCGGTCAATTTCAGATCAATGCTGATATCCCGCGCGGCATTATTCAGGAAATCGGCTTCAAAGGTGAAGCCATCGCCGCGTTTATCCGGGTTGGCCATGATGTCGGGCTGATGGGTACGCAACCAATGCAGGATAGGCACGATCAACAGATTGGCGTCATCGGCATAGCTGGTCACGATAAGGTTAAGCGTGTACTGATATTCGAAAGACAGCGACGGGGCCAGGGTGGAGTAAATCACCCCTTTATCAATGAAAATGTGCAGGCAATCGGGGTTTTGCTTCACATACTTTACGGAACCGCTCAGGGCCGCGCGAAGTGAGTCCGGTTTTAACATGTTCGCTCCTACGGTTGCGTCAGGCAGACGCTGCGGATGTAATCTTGCAGTCCGGCTATTTGGCTGCTGGCGGTTTCGATTCGCTTTCTGAGGGTGAAATAATCCCGTTGAGCGGCGTCAGTAAGTCGGGGGCCGTCTGCATCAGCCAGGCTGGCGGCGGTGGCGGTTGAACACGTGGCGCTGAGCCGCAGCCGGCGACGGCCATCGGCAACATCACGCTGCAAATCATCAATTTTACTTTTTGCATCGGTTAATTCCCGGCTTCGGTTTTCGTCTATGGCAGCAACAGCGCGCTGCGTTTTATTCTGCCAATCAATCTGGCGGGTCAGCTTACCGTTGGCGTCCTGCAATGTGTCGCGCACCTGGCGCAGTCCCTGATTGCTGTAGAACAGGAAACCCAGCAGGCAGAGCAAGATCAGGACGATGACGGCAATCAGGCGGGCCATTTTTGCCCCCAGGTGCAGACCTCATGCTCTATATCGCGGCGGTTCATCAGGCCTTTCCACGGCTTTCCACCGGCATAAATCCACTGGCGGAGGCCCGCGCAAGCCCCGGCCACATCACCCGCGTTCAACTTGCGCAGCAGGGAGGAATGCTCGAAAGCGTAAACGCCCACGTTGTAGCTGAAACTGATCAGCGCGGCTTTTTGGTACTCCGTCGCCGGAACCTTTACCGAACGCTCAACCGAGAGGGAGAAGGGGATCAAGTCTTTGTCCAACATCGCTTTGCATTGCGCCAGGCTGTAGCGTTTACCGGGGATAATGTCGGCCCCGGTGTGGCCGTAGCAGACCGTCAACACGCCAGCGACGTCGCGGTAAGGTTCAAGCCTGACGCCTTCCAGTTCGGGGATCATTAATGTGGCTATGGCCACTGCACCGGTACCGGCGGCGCCAAGCAAACTTTTGCGTAAGGTGGATGACATCGCCATTATTCGGCCTCCTTACGGAACAGGCGGCGCTTTGCCGGCGGTTCGGTGATGATCCCGGCGCTCACCCCTTTCTCATAGGCTTTGGTGCGCCGCCAGTCGAAATAGGTCTGCGTGAGATAAGTGATCAGGCCCAAAATAAAACCGCCGATCACTGCAACCTGATTCCAGTCCACATGGCGGAACCAGTCGACCAGACCGCCGGTGCAAAGTCCGCCTGCTATGCAGTAGTTAAGACCGGCGGCAAGTTTTTCCGTCATGATTTTCATTCTCCACCTCCCGCCCGCAGGGGGTTAATCCCATAATTGAAGGGTTTGCACCGATGCGGCCTGAATGATATCCGGCATGTCTACCGGGCAGCCGTGGGGCAGAATTGGCCCCCGATCTGCCAGGCCCGGATTGCTCAGCAATACCTGCTCGGTGACGCCCTGTGTTTTGCCGTAATAGCGCTGGCACAATGCATCAACGGTGTCACCCTGGTGCGCATAGACCTTCATCAGATCAACTCAACCGTCATGCGCGGCAGCGACTGGCAATCATTAATGGCCCAATCCGCATCGCGGCGCAGATCGTCAACGGTAGGCTCCAAAGATTCGGCCCGTTTGTTGCCTGAATGGGTGGCGTCAAAGCTGCGAAAGCGCTCGGTAAGGCTGGCCTGCGTCAGACAAAACACCGCACGGCGGTAAAGCTGTATGCGAGTGCTCTCATCATCCAGGCGATCGGCAGGAACCTGATCCAGCGCGCTATAGCCCGCGCTTTGCTGCTGCCTCCGCCAGTTGGCCAGGCGATCGTTAACTTCATTGATGGCATTACGCGCGGCTTCCAGCAGGCGTGGCTGTGTGATCGTCCCGTCTTGGCGCATATCTTCCCGGTATTGTTTCAGGTCGATATCCGGCCAAAAATCCGTATTTTTGATCACCGTGCTGACCGGTGGTTTGGGGCTGGGGGTCACATCAATTTCCAAATTGTTGTCGGGTTGCCGGGCGCCCGGCGCGGGTTCAATCGCTATGCTGACCATGGTTTTTTCTCTGTGAGTCGGGCGGTGGACGGGAGCGTTGATGCGGTTAAAACCTGTCGCGGCTCCCGTGCCGCCCTCGCCGGGGGCGATTCGTTAACTAACTGCTTTGATCTGTTTTTCCAGTTGCTTAATGTCAGATTTCACACCGGAATTTTCATCTTTCAGCAGGGCTTTTTTCAGCGTGTCCAGGGCAAGTACGTTGTCACCGTCTTGACGCAGGGCATACCCGGCAAATTTATACAGCCGGGCTTTGACCTTGTCCGGCATATCCTGCCCTGTGAGCAACTGCTGAGCGCGGAGTAACTGCGCGGTATCCAGCGGCTTATTGGCTGTCATGCTGCGCTGTGCGGCGGCGGCCAGCTCTTCGGCAATCAGGCAACCGGTAGAACGCTCGAAACCGTCCGGGGCGACCAAATCATGCTTGATGGCGTATTCGCCAATATTCAATGCGGTTTCCATGTCGCCCACATCCAGCAACCAGACCAGCACGCGCATTAGAATGGCGTCCTGCCTGCCGGCATCGCTTTGCAGCACACCGGCAACCCACGGCATATAGGTGGGGATCATGCGGCGTTTCAGTTCTGCCTTGGTGTCGTGGGACTCAACACCGCTCAGCCTGGCCAAGTCCTGCTGCATCTTGAACAGCAGCAGGTCATAGTTGCCCAGGTGGCTCAGGCTGGCCGCCTCACTCAGCGAGGTGGACTGCTGCGCAGCGATATATTGCTTATGCCTGCGTGCCGGGCTGGTCATGGATTAATCCTCCTTGGGAGCCGGTGCGGCTGGTTTCAGGATTTCGATGTTTTCGATCAGTGCGGCGCATTGGTAATCTTCCACCACGTACGCCTCGTTGACCGATTCGTAGTTTTCAATGCGATCGCGCTTAGGATTGTCGATGATATGGCGGCGGCGGGTGCCGTCTTGCCAGTAGATCGACAGGTTATCCAGCCGGGTGATCAGAATGGTGTGATCCGGGAAAGAAGGGACGCGCACCGCCGGCAACCCGCCAATGCGTTTTTGCGAGATGATGACGTCAGCCGCCAGCATTTCACTGTTTTCCTGCTCTTTGTTGACGATCGGGAAGTATTTATCTGCCAGCAGGGAGCGCCCGACGATGGCGACCAACTCGGTATCGTCCTGGAACCAGGCGGCGATCAGCTCGTTAACGGCATCCATCACGAGGGCGTCGAGGTTGTGATAGTCCCCGGCTTTGCCGATGCGGATCTTGTCTGAAACGACAGCGCCGGCTTCATCCAGAATTTTTGACATCACCTGATCCGGTGCGCCTTTGCGGATTTTTTCCAGCCAGCCAATGTTCACGTCCTGCAACAGCTTGTTGACGGTGAAATCTGACGTTTTCGCACGCTTTACACCGTTCCAACCGATCATGATGCGATCCAGTGCCTGGCGTTTCACAATCTGGTTGCGGATTTTGACCTGGAAATCCTTGAACTTGGCCCATGAGTCCAGTTTTGAATACTTCAATGCGGTATCAAAGTTGGTTTGGGTACACATGTAGCCCTGTTCATCCAGGCTGGTCGGATCGATGGGTTCACGTTCTTTTTCATCGGTGTTGGTGGTGCTGGCAACCGGACGATCGATCCCAAGGCCGATTTTGTCACCGCTTTGTTCATCAACCGGGACGATATTGATTGTTTTCAGGAAACCGCTGCTTTCCTGAATCTTTTCTTCCAGTGTCTGGCTGACGGATGGCTCAACGGTGAACTTTCCCGCCACATCCAGGGCATCAATGCCGTTGATGGCCGCAATCTGGTTCACATACTTCTTGTACTGCTCACGGGTTACCTTTCTCATGCTTCTTATCCTATAAATCGGCTAAAACGGTGCTGTCACCGTCTGTAATTGTTTGCTTAACAGTCGGTTAGCTCGGCGCTTTCGCCACCCGTTGACAGTTCGCGACGCTTGTCACTGCGGTCGGTGGTGCTGAGTTTGGTTTTCAGAGCAGAAAATGCCGTCTCGTTGGTGCTTAGCCGATCTGTCAGTTTTTGGACGGCGTCTTTCATGTCATCCAGACCGGCAAGTTTTTCCTCGGCCAGCTGCTGCCTTTCGGCAACCAACTCCACAGCCTGGTGAACATCGATAAAGCGAGCATCATCAGAGGCCTGCCGTTTGCTGAACAAGGCTTTAATGCTGGTAAGCAGGTTCGGTTTTTCGGTTTCCGGCGTTTCGAATTCGAGAGTGGTTTCTTCGGCGGCAGAGAAAAACAGGCCTTTCTGTGCCAGGTGGTTTGAGCTGAATTTCATCGCCTCACTGCCGAGTGACGCAGGGTTGTCCGTGAACGCGAGGCCGGTCAGATAGGCTTTGTTGGTATCAGCGAATTTTTCGTAATATTCAATGCTGGTGAAAATCTTCTGGCGCTTGTTGTTCAACTGCACCAGGCCATCCGTCGCATCAACCTGGGCATAGAGCGCCAATTTGCCTTTCAGCGGGCCATCGTTGACTTCATCGGCACTCAGTGACAGCACATCACCATAAGCACAGAAGGTACTGTCAGGAAAAATGCTCAGGTAATGCTCAAGGTTGACGCGCGCCGCTTTGAACTGCTGGTTATAGGTTTCGGCCATCTCTTTGATGTGCTGGCGCTGGATCTGACGGCCATCGCTGGTTGCCCCCTCGACGGCGACACGGAAAGATTTTGAAATTGGCATTGGATAAGCCCCGATCATGTAAGCGAGTTTGGCCGGTGTTGGCCATGTTTGGCTTATGGTGGCGGGGCGCTGGAGTGGGGACAACGCAGCGGCCTTGTGTGGTGAATGGCACAAGGTGCATTAAGGGTGTTGGTGATGGCGGGTAGGTAGCCTTTCGGCATTGAAACGTTGAATTTCAGGCTGATTGCACATGAACGCTATTACTATCAGTGCCGATTTGGATCCCCGTCGTCAAGCGATGTATCTCTATTGGCAGGGGCTGCGAGTGGCCCGTATCGCCGAGATGATCGGGGAGAAGCCCGTCACGGTACACAGTTGGAAACGTCGCGACAAGTGGGACGATTACGGCCCGCTCGACCAGATGCAAATCACGACTGCCGCCCGCTACTGCCAGTTAATCCTTAAGCCGGAGAAGGAAGGGCGCGACCTTAAAGAAATTGACCTGTTGGCCCGCCAGGCTGAGCGGCACGCCCGCATAGGGAAATACAACGGCGGCGGGAATGAGGCCGATCTCAACCCCAATATTGCAGCGCGCAACGCTGGCCCGCGTAAACGTACGCAGAAAAATGCCTTTACGGATGAGCAACACGCCCGGTTGAAAGAAATCTTTTTAGAACAGATGTTTGAATATCAACGCAGTTGGTATCAGGCCGGGCTGTCGAAAGAATTCCGTATCCGCAACATTCTGAAAAGTCGCCAGATCGGCGCAACCTACTATTTTGCCCGTGAAGCCCTTATCGACGCGCTGGACACGGGACGCAATCAGATGTTTGTTTCTGCCTCAAAGGCGCAGGCGCACCAGTTTAAAAACTACATCATGGCCTTTGCGCAGGAGGTTGATGTTGAGCTGCGCGGTGAAACAATCATCCTGCCGAACGCGGCGGAAATGCACTTTTTGGGCACCAACTCCAACACCGCCCAGGGGAGACCTGGCAACCTGTATCTGGATGAGTATTTCTGGATCCCTGGCTTTAAGAAGCTGCGCCGGGCCGCATCGGGTATGGCATCCCAAACGCGTTATCGCTCAACGTACTTTTCCACCCCGTCCAGCATGACTCATGAAGCCTATTCATTCTGGAATGGCACGCTGTTTAACAAGGGTAAGTCGAAGGACAGACGCCGGGAAATTGACGTTAGCTATAAACGCCTGGCCAGCGGCCTGCTCTGTGAGGACAAGCAATTTCGCCAGATTGTCACTATTGAGGATGCGTTACGCGGGGGCTGTGACCTGTTTGACCTCGATGAGCTGCGCGAGGAAAACAGCGATGAAGACTTTGAAAACCTGTTCATGTGCAACTTCATTGACGATACCGCGTCGGTGTTCCCGATGGGGGAAATGCAGCGCTGCATGGTCGACAGTTGGGAGCATTGGACAGACGTTAAACCCTTTGCATTGCGCCCGGTGGCGGCGCGGGAAGTCTGGATCGGTTATGACCCGGCCAGTTCTGAAAACGGCGACAGTGCCGGCTGTGCGATTATCCTGCCGCCGCTGATTGCTGGCGGCAAATTCCGCGTGCTTGAGCGCCACCAATGGCGCGGCATGGATTTTTCCGCCCAGGCCAAAAATATCAAAGCGCTGACCGAGCGCTATAACGTGACCTATATCGGCATCGATAACACCGGCCTTGGCCGTGCTGTGTCGCAACTGGTGCGCCAATTCTTCCCGGCGGTTAACGCCATCAACTACAGCCTGGAAATGAAAACCGACCTGGTGCTGAAAGCCCGCGACGTGATCCGCTCTGGCCGCCTGGAGTTCGACGCCGGCGCGCTGGATATCGCCCAGGCGTTTATGTCTATCCGCAAACAGATGACCGCAACGGGCCGGCGGGCGACCTATGTCACCAGTCGCGCCGAAGGCGTCAGCCACGGAGATGTTGCCTGGGCTGTCATGCACGCCTTATTCAATGAACCGCTCGAAGGGGCAACCGTTAGCAATACAGGTTTTATGGAGATTTTTTAGATGAGCAAACGCAACCGGGGCCACAAAAACACCCAGCCGATCACACAGAAACAAAGCGGGGCGCAGCATGTGGAGGCGTTCACCTTCGGCGACCCGATCCCGATGCTGGATCGGCGTGAAATCCTGGACTACCTGGAATGCAGTATCGTTGACCGTTGGTACGAGCCGCCGATTTCATTCAGTGGCCTGGCTAAGACGTTCCGCGCGGCGGTGCATCACAGTTCGCCGATCACCATGAAACGCAATATTTTAGTGAGCATGTTCAAGCCCCACCGGCTACTGTCAAAGCAGGATTTTAGCCGCTACGCGCAGGATTTTATGGTGTTCGGCAACAGCTTTATTGAGGGGCGCTATAATCAGTTGGGCGGCCTGATGAAGCTGGCCCCCAGCCTGGCGAAATACACACGCCGTGGGATAGAAACAGACTCTTACTGGTTCGTGCAATCGTGGATGGAGCCGCATCAGTTTGCGGAGGGTTCTATTTTTCACCTGATGGATCCTGACATTAACCAGGAGATTTACGGCGTTCCCGAATACCTTTCCTCACTTAACTCCATCTGGCTGAACGAGGCGGCGACGCTGTTCCGCCGGAAATACTACCTTAACGGCAGTCATGCCGGGTTTATCCTGTACATGAACGATGCGGCGCACAAGCAGGAGGATATCGATAACCTGCGCAAAGCGCTGAAAGAGTCGAAAGGACCGGGTAACTTTCGCAATCTGTTTATGTATGCGCCTGGCGGTAAACCGGACGGGCTACAACTGATCCCGCTGGCCGAAGTCGCGGCGAAAGATGAGTTTTTGAACATCAAGAACGTGACCCGCGATGATCAGCTTGCAGCCCAGCGCACACCACCGCAACTGATGGGGATTTTGCCAAACAATACCGGTGGTTTTGGGGATGTTGAGAAGGCTGCGCGGGTGTTTGCCATTAACGAGCTGGCTCCGCTGCAAGAACGGCTGTGCGAGCTAAACGAGTGGGCAGGGGAAGAGGTGATCAGCTTCAAACCCTATGAACTGCTGAAACAAGATTTATGAGTTATTGGTTTATGAAATTTTCTAGTCCATACTTGATCTGATACTTTTAATTTTCTGAGCTAAAGGCGGTTTAAGCTATATTTTCTGATCCAAACCGCTTTGTCAGGGATGTTTTTAATCTCGACGGTTATCACTTAGGATAGTATATATCCATAAAATGTTTTTCGATTTCACCTATGGAGTCAAGAATTGGTTTGAATAAAGAAAAGTCAATGTCCTTCCTGTTTTTCCTAACGATAGAGTTGGCAAATTTGTCCTTGCCAAATGTAACTTTTGGATCGTAATTGTTACTTTTGTCAAATGTTTTTTCATCATGTTTCATGTTCAAGACTTTTTTTCTGAAAAAATCCTCCATACATGAATGATTATTTCCCTTTAATAGAGGGGTTAATACCACATAAAGATTATTTTCTAAATGAAGAAACTTGCTTTTTCTTACACCATCTTGGTTTCTAGGTATGTGGGAGTATTCTTTTATAATATTATTAATAAAGTCAGATGGGCCAGTGTCATTGTCCAAAATAATTATAACTGGCTTCTTGGGGCGTTGTTTTATAAATTTCTTGCATTGTTCTTTGTGCCTCATGAAAAACCTTACATAGTCCGCAGCGCCACCCGAAAGGTCTAAGAAATATTTCTTTTTTGAATTTGCTTTGAACAGTGAAATCTTTAAAACTCTATTTTTTGATTCTTTGTCCACCTTAACTAGATTAGGATAGTTTAAATATAAAGAATCAATTGCACATTTCAAGTAAATTGGATCTGTTTTACCTTCGGTCAAAATTGTTGTTTTTTCATTTCCATAAAAATATTTAAAATGTAAAAAATTACTGAATGCCTTTTCTCTTGAGCTCAGTCTCTGAGTGAAATCTATCCCAGCCTTCTTTAATACGTATTTTTCTGGATGCGAATTTTTTTTAACTTGAATTCTATTGTATTTATCAAGCATGTCGATATGAGTAAATCGACCTTCAAGCTCGTTTAAAAATCCTTTTCTCAGCTTTCCATTAATATCTTGAAGTGTGAATTCTCCATCTTTATAAAGCGCATGGGCCATAGCTCTAGTGGTTTTTATATAGTCCTTGTTAACATTTATTTTTTTGTTTACAGTTAACCCTGTTACTTGTTGTCTCGACGTATTTCTTAATACTCGTGTTTTATTCTGGTTGATTTTGAATCCTGCTCTAACTATCTCATTTATAAGCAGAAAGCCTAATTCATTAGAATTCTCATCGGTAACTATTGTTTCAGGAAATTTTTTTTTGTTGGTTGAAAATGTTATATCATCTGCATACCGGCTGTAGCTGCATCCGAAAGTAGCTGCTAACTTTGATAATCGAATATCTAAAATATTGCATATAAGGTTAGTTATCACCGGAGAGCAAGGGCTTCCTTGCGGTAACTTCTCATTAAAACAAGCTATTTGCGCAATGATTGTTGCAATTGAAGGGTGTAATTTGAAATATTGATTCGCGATAAAATAACCACGAACCCTTCCAAAGTTGAATGTATTAAAAAAATCTTCCAAATCTATGTTCAGAATGTTAGTTTTATTTCTATGCCTTTCAGCATTTGTTATTATTGTTCTGTTCTTTTCAAACCCATGGGATAGTTTTTGACTAATGTTGTTTTTTTTACAGATTTCATTTTGACACTCATACAATAAATTTGACAATCGCTTTTGTATGTCTTTTAATTTATCATTAGGGGCGGAAATTTCCCGGTCACCTCCAGATTTCTTTTTTATAATGAATTTTTTATACTGGTTTTCGGGTCTAATTCTATATAAAACATTTGTAAGGAATGAAACTTTAATCTGAAGTAGATCTGCTAGCTCAAATTTATTCGTGCATGATTGGAGCCGTTCTAAATATGGGATGGTGAACATAATAGGAAATTCCGTTATTAATTATGTTAATGCACATGCAGGCACTCTTACGCATTTAATCGTGGCGCTAAGATGACTCAACGTTTCTCAGAGGGCGAATATCCCCTACATTTTTAACACTGGTTGCGATACCACAACCAAAAAATCTACCTGCATGTGCCTTGCCACAATAACATAATTCAACATTAAAACAAGAGCTTTTGATAAAAATGACTTATTCTTGTTGGTCAAGACTACATGTTGTTAACAATGCCTTATATCTTGAAGATGGTTCGGTGCTCAAGTCTACTTTTGCTCTAAACCGACTGTTAGTTATAATGATTTTCGACCACGGAACAATGTCAAGTAAGCTCTGAATCAATACATATTAAGTTGCTTATTGGAAATCAATCCAACAGGTTGTGGATGGATTCATTTGCATGTTTATGAGTAATTATTCATATACTGATGTATCGCCACGTGACATGTCACAGGCGATTTATTTTATGAAAATGACATGTCACACAACTGTTGAAAATAAAACTGTGACAAGGCAGGATGGTTTCGGTCACTCGGCGTGTGCCACGATGGCATTCTTATCAAATACATATTTTTTATCGGATTCGATCTAGATTTAAAAATAAAAAACACTGCATACTCTAAGTGCAATAGTCCGCATACTCTCTTTCATACCTATTCATCCTTGTAAGCCGCAGTCAATAAGGCTTTGATCTGTTTTTATACTGCATAAAAAGTGAACTCTCCAGTATGCAGCGCGGGGGCGGGGGGGACGGCACGGATTCGGGGATCGATAGGGATCGTTTCTCCTGTCTCACACCCCATAAGGACATCTCCGTTGCATGGTCAGGGTTCTGCGAGATGATCAGATAGTGGATGCAAATAAAAAAGCGCCTTGCTACGAGGTGTAGAGGCGCTTTGGCGATGGTGTGATTTGGAATGTTATTGCTGTGTCATAATCTAATATTCATTATATTGTATATCTATGCGTTTTTACTAAATAGCTTTTCGCCTATAATTGAAGAGAGGAACGACATTAGAAGAATCTTCTTCGATAACACTACCGTTCAAAGTCGGGTCATTTGCTAACTCTAATAGCATTGGCACAGTAATGTTAAGTCGATGAGCTAAATTTGACGCATTAATGTCCATTTCATTTAACAAAACATTCATAGCCTTATGAAACAACTCTGGTTTTTCGTGTTCAATCAAATAGTCTTCTTTTTCCTCAATAGCTTCACCTTTCCGCTTCAAGCCAAAAAATGCAGTTTTATACTGAGCATCGCTCAACAACGACAATTGGTGAGCTCGGTATATGATTGCCGCCTTGCTAACCTTCCAGGTTAATTTGAACTCACTTAATCCCTGCCAGTCAATCCTTCCACCGATTGGGTGAGGAAAATATTTTGCCATTGCGCTACGAGGTAATAAAAGGGCTGAAGCAAATCTGTTCGCCTCAGACTCCGTTATACGATCTCCTGTTGATACACCTCCATGTAGGATGAGGTGACCAACTTCATGAGCAATGTCAAACCGTTGTCTACAAGGTGATTTTTTTGCAGTATTTCTTACAATAAAAGGCCTTTCAAGCGGCACAGATAATGCGTCCACTTCATCACTGACGGAGTCAAATGAGGTCACAAAAGCCCCCATTTTTTCAGCTAAACGAGTCATATTATCAATTGGGCCATAACCTAGCCCCCAATCTAAACGGCACGTTTCTGCTACCCGCTCAATTTCATCTTGAGTGTGGGCCTCCATTTCTTTGAACTTTACAGGCGGCAAATTAAGATTTTCTTCAAATACTTCAATAAGTCGTCTATAAAGCTCTGCCTTGGCAAGTGTTGCTAATTTAGTTACCACTCGGGTTGAACTGCGTTTTCTAAAATGGACAATTTCCTCATTGAGATGAGGTTGCATTCCATCTTCGAAAAACGCGGTTTCAACCTTCAAAACGGCAGCTAACTCAGTAGCGAGTTCATTTGTGGGTACAGCAATGCCGGTCTCCAGCCGCTGAATGTATTGGCGGGTCTTATCGACCCGCTCAGCCACTTGCTCGAGGGATAACTCGTTAAACAGACGAGCTAACCGCAAATTAGAACCGTTAAACACTTTTCACCTACTATTACCCATTGTTAAGCTTTTTATCGGCTGATTTATCAGGCACTGATGGGCTGATATCATCCAGTTCGATAGACACAGGTTTTGGCGGAGTGTCGTCTGTAGAGTGCAGAACAGTTGTCCGATCATTACCATACGTCCAAAGTGAGAGAATTTCTTCTAACTGATTGTAACCAACAAAGTGGATCCGAGCACCTTCCCCCTCAAATTCTGGTTTCTCTACAACAAAACGCCATACAGTAGGGGTTGTATCGACGGGGGCAAAAAGCTGGTCCACACTATTTCTTCGGAAGAAACCCGGTTTTTTAGGGTTTTCAGGATCATCAGCAAAGAATCGAATTGGGATACCTTCAATTTCGAATGTGACATCCATTCCAGGGTTTGTGAGTTTGAGCCAATTATAACCTCCCTCCATGCACAGTTCGATTACCCGGTTTTTCTGCCGTCCGAAGGTGCATGTACCTCGCGTGTAATTGTCATCAAGAGAAGTTGTCAGTAGTTCAAACGTCTGGTCTAGAACCTTTAAAAGCTCTTTGGAAACAATGGTAAGGCGATCTTCACTTAACTGCGGGGTGAATTCCCAGGGTAAACGATGATTTGGCATTCTTATTTTCTCAATTGGTGCAAATTGTCGGGTTTGTCAATCAAGATGTTGGTGCAAAATCTATAGTTTGTCAACCACCATAATTTGAATTAGCGCTGAATGTCTCCGTTATGAGATAGGTGACTTCTACAAAGTAGTCAGCATCAGCTTCTTATAGCCTGATGTTTGCCAACACTGCGAATCCCCCTGCATGCAGCACCCGCTCGGATCGCCCGGCAACGTATCGCCACACTTCCGGCAACTGCTTTTACGCAGCTCGGCCATCTGCTTATGCAGCAATTTATTGTCTTGCCGGATGAGGCCGATCAGGTATTCCGTCAGCTCATAAGGTTCCCTGGCTATCCTGCGTTGCTGGCAACCTTCCAAAATCATCGCCATTTCTTGGCTGTCTACGCGCAGGGTGATCGTAGTGATGCCGTTCGCCTTGTCACGCTGGCGCTGGGCGCGTTTACGTTCTGTCGGTGTGGTCATGTTATTCCTCCGATTTCTGTTTCGCTGCTTCTTTTCTCAGGTGGTCACCAACCAGGCGTGTTTGTTCTGGTATCTGCTGATGCCATAGCGCAGTGAGTCGCGTCAGCGCGGTAGTAGCTGCCGGCATTGTTTGCTGATACAGACAACCGTCGGACCGTGCCCGGTAGCGCTGACCGTCGATAGTGACCGTTGCACCCCTGGCCACCGATTTCAGAATGCAGGGATCCAGACTGAAACCGATGGACTCGGCGAAGCTGCCGATCTGGCGTTCCAGCTTGCTGAGTGGCCGCTTGATTGTGTTAATGCCAGCACTGGCCGTAGATGGCCGGTGATTTTCAGCTTCCTGCCCATCATCCAAACTGAAATAAGCCAAGGCGCGTTGCTCCTGTTCGTGGCGTATTTGTTCCCGCCAGCGCTTATTGCTGGCCAGGTCTGGCAGTACCGACCTTATTGGTGGCAGATTTAGCCCCTCGTCTGGCAATGCGAAGCCCTCGGCGACGGCCATAAATGGATTTTTCACGGGTTCCGGCGGAGCGCTGCGTATTCGCCGGAGCAACAACCGCCGTTCCTTGTCGGTTATTCGCTCAAAATCGAGGTTTTCAGGCGGTGGAGGTGGCTCCTTAACCTGTTTGGTTTTTAGCCTTTCCGGCTGTACCGTACAGTTATTGACAGAACTCCGAGAGGGCGCAGGCGCGCCCTTAAGGTCAACGGCCAGGTCAACGGCACGGGCCGGAACGAACTTCCATTCCTTCGTGCGGGTGATAATTGGGGTATCCATCCCGACCGGTGGTGAAAACACACCCCGTATCCGGATCACGTCTTCGCCATAGTCGTTAGTGGCTTCTGCCGGCTCGTAGTAGGAGCGAACGATCAGGTCGTCACGCCGGACAAAGGGACCGCCCTGGGCGTTGACGTATTCAGCCCAGTGGCCATAATCGGCGGCATCATGTACGGCGGCAAACTCGACACTGAGGCCTAGTGCGGTTTCATGGTCAGCCATGCGGCGCAATTCGCGGTAAACCGTCACCGGTGCGCCGCCAATAAACTGAAACTGGCGGATGCGCCAGCGGGCGGCCCAGGCGGATACCGCCGGGGCAACCTCTTTCAGCTCTTTGCCGCTGTCGTCGTCCAGTTCACCATCAAGTGCGTAACCGTCGATATTCTTTGAGATGTATTTGGCGATGTACCCGGTGGCGCTGCCTTTTTCCGGATCTATGGCTTCGGCGTGGAAACGGGCTTTTCTTGAGCGTTCGCTGTAAAGCTCGTCAGTGTCTTCCGCGCAGGCATAAGCGCGCAGGATATCGCGCACCTGGCCAACTACCTCGGGCCGCATGAATAGCAGCATATGCCAGTGAGGTGTGCCGTCACCGTGCGGCTCAGCCACACGGATCCCGAAGATACGGAACCCTTTACGATGTAGCTTGGCGCGCGCGCGTTCCCACACATTGCGCAGATAGCGCTGCGTTTCGTCCGGGCTGGCCCCACACCATTTCCGATTGCGGTGGCCATGTCTGTTGGTGGCATGGAAGCGGGAAGGGGCTGTCAGGGTGTAAAACTCCCCCACGAACCCCATTTCGTTGCAGATATCCTCAAAACCACGAATGCGGTTCATCAGCTCGCACCGGCGAATGGCGGGGTTTGCAACGCTGTGATCGTATTTGTCGATCACCGAAATGCGGTTGCCTTCGTCGTCTTCCAGCTCCATCGATTTTAAGAATTCACGGGTGCGGTGTTTCTGCTCCCGCCAATCGCTGACGGTTGGCCGGCTGGCATAGGGTGTCGCTTTTTTGCTGACGTGACCGATAGCTATATGCAGGTGTTCTTTCCAGCGGTCAGAATGGCGTCGTAAACGGCGCAGCCACCAATCTTCTGACATCATGCGCATGACTGCCGGTGAGGTGTTCTCCACTGTCATTTTCCAGCGGGCCACCTGATAGGTTTTCCACAGTGGCGGCTTTTGCTTAAACCTGCGGGTGAGTGCGGCAGCCCCTTTATATAGCGCCATGACGTTCAATAATTCAGAAGACCGGCCAGTCTCTTCGTCTATTACGCTCAGTTCCTGCTTGATGACAGCGGCGATATCTTTCGCCAGCAGTTCTATATCAGCTCGCCCGGTGTCCGGCAGATGGTTAAAGCGGTGGCACAGGGCGGCATCGCTGTTGTTATCGGAAGCGCGGTATTTATCACTAACGAGATCAAGCCGTGGCAATACGCGCTCAACAAAGTTTTTCGTCAAGTACGCATTGCCCCGGCGGATGCCCTGGGATTCTTCCAGCTTGTTGATGTGGTAGCGCACATCGCGTTGGATCAACTGTGGTTGTTGTTCTAACAGATGATGTGCGCGCAGGGTGGCGGCGATCTGCTCCTCGGTCTGTTTATCGATCTCGGCCGGTCGGTTCAGCGACGGATCGATAACCGGGAGCGGGGCATTCCATGAGAATGCCCATTTAAAAGCAGGTGCGCCGCTGCCCGGAAACGGCGGTGGTGGTGTGGGAGCATGCCGGCCACCGGAGTTTCTAGCCATGCATGGTGGCCTGATGCTTTATCAAAGTGGTAAAATTATTCATAATCATCCCGTTACGTATGCATCTAAATGGGATGAACAGAATGCTTAATGACGTTGAAAAGTTGAGTGGTGAAGAAGTCGATGCCAGATTGAAATCTTTGGAGTTAACTCTTGCAGCGCAAGGCGTAATGATTACGGCCTTATTAAAAGAATTAACAACAAAATCACCATCATCAATGGAGGCAATAACAGACCTTGTACGAGCCGAAATCTCACGCGTTACTAAACCTGAAAGTGATGAGCGGGCGGTGATCCAGCAATCGGTCAAGCAGGTTTTTGATAGTGCATTTGAAACGTCGCAAACTCTTAATTTAATCAAAGCTTCTTCCTCACGCTGATTGTTTCAGCCGGGCCGATCATCTTTATAATCTCCACGAGGTTTTCAGCCCGGTACTGCTTTCCGTTTTGCATCATCACGAAATACTGCCCCTCATTGGTTGTTGAAGGGTGGAAGTAAGCGACGTCTTTTTGTTGAACAACAAAATCGCGAGAATTACAGGTGAATGTAAAAACGCCAGTTGGCATGGCACAGGAGTGAGTTTTCATAAAGATGTTACTCGGCATTGCCTGGCTCGATTTTTTGAAACCAGCCAGCGTTAACATCTTCATTTCGTGCCAGAGGTTCCCGCAACATCAGGAAAACGATCATAGCCGCACGCAGTGGTCGATCTGCATTGCTGGTAAACTCATGCCCCGTGGGTGCCTGCGCTCGGCACCACTCTTTGGTGCCGTTGCTGTCGAATGTGATATCAATTTTGTGCTTAACGACTATCTCCCAAGAAAACGTTGGTTCTTTGCAATATTCCGGCAGGACTGATCGGTAACCGTCTTTGGTTTTGGCTATAAAGTTATAAATTCCATCCATACCATCAACCCAGCCAACGTCCTGGAAGGCATAGCCAAGAATGCTTGCCACGCGTTTGTTTATTTCAAAGTCACTTAACTGGCTGTAATCGGTCATTGTTCAGCGCTCCTATATTTCGAGTTCGGTTTTCTCGGTTGCTTCTTCATGCCTGAGCCGCTAACGCGGTGATGATTTCGCACATGGCTTTGGGAGGCACGGCATTGCCAGCCATATGGACAGTTAACTTGTGGGATGGCGGCTTGATGTAATCTGCCGGGAATGACATGGCCAACATGTTCTCTTCCTTTGTCAGAATGCGCATGCGAGCGCCGTCGACGACAGCCCACCGATCGCGGGTGGTGATCGTCCCGATAGGGCGGGCAAGGGATCGCCCGGTCTTGGTGTTGCCGTAGTAGCTAAAAAGGAACCGATCACCAAACTGTGCGCGACCATTTTTAACCCTATCCAGCGTTGCATTAGCGCGGCCCGGTTTTTCAACCGGTTGCCAGTTTCCTGCGGAGAAATCGAGAAAGGTTTCTGCCGGCACATGCGGCATTTTTGGCAGTGTTAAATGCAGTGGTTTCTTGCTGCGTGTACAGATAATGAATAAGCGCTTCCGGTTCTGAGGGACGCCCAGATCGGCACAATCCACAATATGCGGTGCGAGTGAATATCCCAGAGCCTGCATAGCGCCTTCCCATGCCGGATAGAGTGCCCATTGAAGGAACTCGACCACGTTCTCAACGATGATGCTCGGCATCCGATGATATTCAGCGGCGGAAATAACAGCCCAGGCAGTGGATCGGCTGGCGTCATGCTGGGGATTACCTGCTTTCTTCCCGCGTGCCTTGCTATGGCCCTGGCAACAAGGGGATGCCATCATCAGATCATGCTGCGGCACCCGCGACCAGTCAGCCTGGTGCAAGTCCTGGCAAACATGAATTGCGCCAGGGTGATTCTTTTCATGGGCATCAACGGCGGCAGGCCAATGATTGCCAGCCCAAACCACTTCGACACCGGCCATTTCCGCGCCCGTTGATGAACCGCCCAGGCCGGCAAATAAATCACTCGCTTTTAGTTGCATGTTGATGCCCCCATAGTTGCGATGATTTCACCGGCGCGCATGCGGCCAGCGGCATTGGCACTAACCGAACGGCGGGCGGTGGTAGTGGTGATGTTGAAATCGGAGTACAGATCCAGCGCGGCAACTGTTTCGCTGTTTGATGCCACAACGTGGCACCCACGGCGGGCAGCAATGCGCAGCATGCGTGCCAGCTTTCGCTGTTGGTCGCTGGTGAATCCGTCGGTGTGGTAGCTGGTGAAATTGGCGGTTGCTGATGCAGGGATATAGGGCGGGTCGCAATAAATCACGTCACCAGCTTGGGCCATCCGGATCGCTTCCTGGAAGCTGCAACACAGGAAAATGGCTTTCTTCGCCAGTGCCTTTTCTGAGAAGGCGTGGATCTCGTCTTCGGGGAAATAGGGCGCTTTTCGATGACCGAACGGCACATTGAAATCACCGCTCAGGTTATAGCGGCACACACCGTTAAAGCCGTGGCGGTTCAGGTAGAGGAATTGCGCTGCGCGATACAGGAAATTGCTGTCACAACGCAGGTTAAAATCAGCCCGTACTGCGTAATAGCCAACTTCATCGGCCTGCTGTTTAAACAGATTACGGGCTTCTCGGATAAGTTGAACCGGCAGGTTTTTAGCGACGTTGTGGAAGTTGATAAGGTCGCTGTTGATGTCGCACAGCAGATAGCTGTCGTAATCGGTATTGAGGAACACTGCGCCGGAACCAACGAATGGCTCAACCAGGCGCTTGCCCTCGGGCAGATGCTGGCGCAGGGTGTCGATGATGCTGGCTTTACTGCCAAGCCATTTAAGGGCGGGACGGTTCATAATGAACCTCCTTTCATGTGTCGTGATTTGGCTTCGCGATGTTCCTGGCAATGCACACAGGTAGTGACGCCATGGATCAGACGTCGACGCGGCTCAGGAATTGGCGAGCCGCATTCTTCGCAGTGAAATGCGGAAGGCCCGCAAGGTCGCTGGCGGGCGTTTTTGATTTGGGCGTCAAGAATTAGCTGATGCCGCTCCTGCGCCATGTCGATTTGATCAGCCATTGGGCATCCTTAGTCGTAATTGCGTTCTTCGGGTGGCAGACACTGGCTGTCAGATCTCTGGAGAGATTTGCAAACATGATAAAAAAACAGGCCAATCAGACCAAAAGCGACAACGGCCCCGATAGCCGCAATGGCAAGGTATAGAACCGTCATTTCCGGTACTCCACGTTGTACGTTTCATGGGTCATTAACCGCCAATCCTTGCCGTCGTTTTTACTCAGCAAACGCCAGCGGTAGCCAATATCTATTTTCAAATAGCCATGCGGCTTGATACGACGAAATACACGGTTACCACGGCGAAACTGAGACAATAATATAATTGCCTTGCGGTATATTTCCGGAGTGGTAGCAGTACCGGCAAGAGTGATCACGGTCATTTCCCCTTTACTTGTTCAGCACCAATATTCTGGCGTGCACTGATCCAGCTTTTCAGCATGGAAATAATTTGCTCTCTGGGAGCCTTGTCCGCTTCCAGGCGTTCAATCCGTGTGCTCAATAATTCCAGAAGTTGCAGCCGCGAGGCGCGGCGGGCTTCGGTTAGTAATTCCATTAACGCAACGTCATTCATAAAACCCCCTGAATTCAGGATGTGGGAAACCCGCCACCAGAAAGGCAGCATTTTTATTACGAGTGATTCACATATTTCAGTAGGCACTTATTAGTACGTACTGGAATATGTGCCGGTTTTATCCATGCCGGCTCATGGTTAGGCCAATCTATCCGTTCTCTTGCAGCCCATTCATTTATTAGGGCGCGACCGGATGGGTGCGATTGTCCTTAATGCTCCGGGATTACGCGCCCGGCCGCGTTGTGGTATCTTCACCATGCCCGCCACGTTCTGACAGGAACACGGGCATAGCAATCAACCACCCACAAGAAGGAACTGTGATGGAAATCTCTCTTTCTAAATACTACGGCTTGTTCACCAATACATACAAAAACGTACTTAAAACACTAAAGCTGGAAGCTGATGAAATAAGCTGGCGTTCGGACAAGCAAAATTACCTGAGCGAACGCACTCTTAATATCTTCAAGCTTGATCTTCTCCTGTTTGGATATAAACAAGAAAACGATCCCCATCGGCTTATCCTCAAAGGTAAAAATGCACTTGTTTCTTACCTGGTGAACAACAAAAAACTACCATTCGGTGATGCAAAAAATATCACTCTTGCAGATGCTTTAATTCTGCTCTCTGGCGAATTGAGAGAGCTAAAGGTTTCTGATGAAATCATGAGTCAACTAAAACAAGGTGATTTCAACTTTAATGACTACCATTCATCGGAGTTTGTTTTCCAATATCCGGGATATCAGGATGATGAATGGGATCCGGATCTGTGGGATAAACGCTTGCTGAAATAAATTCGTTTCTTTCAGCTTCCCTTGTCTTCATTCGTTCGATTTCTAAATTTAACTCCTCGACACAGTTTGTTGAGGAGTTTTTCAGCTCTAGAGCATATTCCACGCTCCGCAGCCATGCTCGCAATTCGACATCGTTTAGGTTCCCTCTGTAGATAAATGGGCGTTTGGTCTTTTCCTCCGCAATAAAAATAACTTTACCATTGGCTGAAATCATATTGTTGGCTCCCATGTTTTTCCCCTTCGTTGTACCTATCTGGGAGCACACCCCACGACGCCAATCGCCCACACGTTGATGGAAGGGATGCGCTCTCAGATAGGGCCGGGCAACCCGGCCATCAGGCGAAACACTGCATATCACGTGGCACAGGGATATCACCGTTATTGCAACGCAACATCAAAGCATCGATCACCGCAGCGGCCACGCCGTCGCCTGCGGCTTCTGCCGTGCTCAGCAAGCCAGTAAGGCCAACGCTCAAACGGAATGCATGGTCATTTAGTGAAACAGCCCGCACTGCCGGAGCGATAGCGCTGGCTGCATTGATGTTTTGGGCCTTGGCGTGGTACTGCGTCAGCAGATCGTCAACCAAAATGGTGTATGCCTGTTTCACTTTGCCGCCTCCTGCTCATCAAAAACCAACGGATCGGTATCCAGGATTGTGGGGTTGGATGTGATCCCGATGCCATAGAGCTGACTGGCCTCATCCCGGATCGCCATTGCGATGGCTGGGTAAGCTGGTTTTTGGTCTTTTTGCACCGATTTATAAAAATCTCTCAAAGATGGCGTCTCAACGATACGAGCCATAAGCGCCACTTTACCTCCTCTCTCTCCCAGAGCGACTTCGATAACTTCACTCAAGGTTTTTCTGTCGTCGAATTCTATGCATACACCGACGTTGAAAAGATCAGGGTTGAAATTTGTCGCCATCTGCTTGAGCTGTTCGGCGGTTATTGCACGCCCGTCAGTGGTCACGCCTTCGATGGCTACCAAAAACCATTTGCTTCTAGTGTTTCGCCGCTTCTCGGCATATAGCTGGTGAATATGCTTGACCGCCCCGGCCTTCGAGTCATAAAGACCGAACGAGTGATCGCCGAGACTGACTTCATATCTGGCGATTTTGCTCACAGCCGTTTGCGGGCGGTAGGTGATCACAAAGCCCCGATAACGAGAGGTGTTGCGGCTGATTTTGGTAATGACATGGCGCATGGTCTGCATATTCCCGCCTCAACTCATCTGTTCAACAAATTTCTCAGCGTGGCGCTTGGCGTTCAGATAAATGGCGTAAAGATTGACGCGACGCTTTGCACCAGGGCGCACTTGCAAAATCGGCAGGGCACCGGTATCGGCCTGTGTACGAATGGTTTGTTTGTTCTTCCCGATGCGCAGGGCGTAGTCAGAGATCGACTCTTCCAACAGGTCACCAAATGGATAATCAGCCGGCAGTTGGTTTTCCCTTACCCCAATCACCTTTTTTTGTCGGTTTTTGTTCATAGTGATACCCTTTAAGATCACGCGATTTAAGTTATTAAAGGTTCATTCCAATGAACCAATGTAACAATAGTTCATAGGAATGAACCATGTCAAGCATTCTAAGCGAGAAAGTGAAGGCTATCCGGAAGAGTGAAGGAGTGAGTCAGAGCGAATTTTGCGACATAACCGGTATATCAATCAGTACTGTGAAGAAGTACGAAACCGGACTGATAGAGCCTGGCGGGGCGACTCTAATGAAGATAACGAGCAACCCACGCTTTAAGAAATACACGATGTGGCTAATGACTGGTGATGTTGCACCGGAGGTAGGACAAATATCTCCGGTTCTCTCCCCTAATGGGTATCCCAGTTCATCCAGCGACCAAAAAGGCAAAAAGGTTGGCTGACCGCATGGAAAATAATGCAGCGCTGGAAGCGGGGCGGCATTTGTTTCGAAAGGAATCTTTGGGATGAGTATTAAATCGCTGGGCACTGAAGGCTATATGGTGGATGTGCGCCCCCAGGGTCGGACGGGTAAGCGAGTCCGCAAAAAATTCAAAACCAAGTCAGAAGCGCAGCAGTTTGAGCGTTGGGTTATCGCGACACAAAACAATAAAGACTGGGTAGATAAACCAGCCGATCAGCGGCCCTTAACGGAATTGATAGACCTTTGGTTTAAGCATCACGGTCAGAACCTAAAAGATGGCGTGAAGATAGAGCATAAATTGCAGGTGATGGCGGCCAAAATGGGTAATCCCAAGGCTTGCCAGATCACTCGATCTTTCTTTTCTGATTATCGTGTACTCCGTCTCGCCGAAGGCAGAAAGGCAAAAACCGTCAATCTCGATCAGGAGAAGCTTGGCGGTGTGTATTCCGTTCTCATCGATTTGGGGCTTTATCACGGTGAACATCCGCTCAAAGAGATGAAAAAAATAAAGCTGCCGGATCAGGAAATGGGTTTCTTAACTCATGACGAAATCTGGCAGTTGCTCGACCGACTTGAAGGTGATCATCTGAAAGCGGTTAAGTTGTGCCTGGCAACAGGGGCCCGCTGGGGGGAGGTGGTCAAACTTCGGCGGGAAGAGGTGATCGGCAATAAGGTGACTTACCTCAATACCAAGAACAGCAAAAACCGAACAGTGCCGATCTCAGTGGAGTTGTGCGGTGAAATTACCAGTGGGATTAAGGCTGGCCCCTTGTTTTCGGAGTTGAATTATCCGTATGTGAGAACGTGCATCAAAGAGGTTGCCCCCGGATTGCCGGCAGGACAGGCCGTTCACGTTCTGCGCCATACCTTCGCTAGCCACTTCATGATGAACGGCGGCAACATTCTGGCGTTACAGCGGATTTTAGGACATTCAAGCATTTTGCAAACAATGTCTTATGCGCATTTTGCGCCTGATTATTTAAGTGACGCTGTAAAATATAACCCATTAATAAAATTTTAA